TTAATTACCCACTGAGACGCACCCTTGCTGATTTCTATGTCATGGGCGTACAACGCTTGGCGCTCTTGTAAGGCAAACTGCGTCTGGGCTATGTCAGCATTAACTTTGACCTCATCCAGATGGATAGCCTCAATGTGTTCTTGGGCTTCTAGGCCTGCTTTTTTTAAAGTCAGTTCACGCTCAGTTTGCATAGCCGCTAACGCAAGCTCATGCTGTTTGTCAGCACGGTCTTGAAAGAACTCTAATAACTTGGGCAAGCCACCCATGAGGAATGACAGCAGTGTTGAAAGTAAGGTCAGCATTATTTTTCCTTTAGTTCACGTTTCAATTTACGCAACTCTTTGATCTCTTGTTTGAGTTGGGCCTTCATGTATAGGGTTTCTACGTATGCCATCGAAGTAACTCCAACAATTATGCATATTGCCACGCCTATCAAAACCCACCAGACAAGTTTTGTATTTCCCACATGAGCCACCCAAAGAATGAAGATATAAATACCACGGCAACTACCCCACTTGTTAACTCAATGAACTTAATCTCGTCCTGTTCCTTGCGCCACCTAGCCAGCCTAGCCATGCGAATCTGCTCTGCCCTTGCCCACTCTTGTTCACGTTCAATTTGAGCGTGCATCTTCAAGAATCGGCTATACAAGTCTTTCAACTCTGCTGGCGCGTAAACCATAGCCTCTCGCACCTGATCCATCAACTTCTCCAACTGCAACTCAATCAACGCACGCTCTATAGCTTTCTTGCTAGTGTTCTGTTCTGGGTTGTAGTTGGTTTTAGATTCTTCTTCTAGTTCAAGGTAGTGGGTTGCAATTGCTTGTTGCGTGTCAAAGAGTACTCCAAGATTTGCCCCGACCTCACTGACAAGTTTGAATTCAAGTTCTTCATAGGACTGTTTGGCTTTGGCAACTTTCTTTTGCGCCACAGGCTTGGGGGAGTCTGTATACTTATTTTCTGGGACTGTATACTTAAAAAGCCCGACGAACCAATCCCATACACCCTTGATAGCTTTGACGTCACCAATAGCTTGCTCAACAGTCTTCTTAGCCCCTTCGATCTCCATCCGCCCCTGATGGAGCATGTCGCATCCCGTCCTGATAGCGGAGACTGCGCTTTGCGCCAAGAGTAAGAGGCTAAAGGGATCCACATTGTTAGATTCCTAGAAGTTTCTTGACAAACTCGCTAGCAACGCCTGGTCCAAACAACACGGCCAAAATTACCGCATAGAGAATGTACTCAATACGTGCCATACGATCTTTGCCACTTTCTAAGCGATCAGAGATAACACGGTATCTCTCTGCGCATACCGCTTCATGTACAGCAAAGTCTTTTTCTATGCTTTCCATGCCTTACTCCGATGGGGTTTCGGTTTTAGGCTCAACAAAAGGTTTTGCGCTAGCTTGAACGTCAGCAATTAACTTAAACACTTCTTGGTATGGGCGAGTGCCCAAGTAACCCATGACAGCGTTTAAAGCCTCTTCAGAGACTATTGCTTGCTTCATGCTTGGTGCTCCTGTGGCGCTGTGAACTCACCAGTTTCAGCGTTGTATGTCCAGTTTGGTTGAACTTCTGATGAACAACCAACTAAGGTAGCCACGATTTGAGGAGAAAAACATTGTTCAATAGAAAAACCATCTATTGGCTTTACTATTTCTTGTACGACCCCGTTTGATATTCTGGCAAACATAATTTTTTCCTTTTTACCATTCAACAATTACTAAACCTGAAGTTCCGACTCCGCCACCTGTACCCGCGCCACCGCCTGGAAATGCACCAAGTTGATTGCCCCCACCGCCACCATTTATAGGAATTACAACATAAGCGCCTCCGCCTCCAGTACCAATAAAATCTATTGAAAATGGATTTAATCCTGACCCTGCGGGAACCCCAAAATAAGTAGTAGTATTGTTATACAAACTTCCAGTTCCCAAAAAACCATTTGCCGCGCCATTTTGACTTGCCGCGCTATATCCACCACCTGCGCCACCAGAAGATGGGAGGTTTATACCGCCTCCACCACCGTTTCCAAAAATACTAGCACAACCACCACCACCAGAACTGTTTCCAACTCCACCAGAGTAATTGATATCGCCATTTGATCCAGAGCCACCTGCGCTTGTAGTTGATGTACTTGCACCACCAGTAGCAGATACATAAGAACCAAATGATGAAGTGCCACCAGCACCACCAACAGTAACAGCAATAGAAGTTACACCAGTTAAGTCATAAATTATTTTGAGAGCAAAACCACCACCACCACCACCAGTTGCACCACCATTATTGGCGCCACCACCACCCCAACATCTTGCGCGAACCCTTGCAACGCCAGGTGGCACACTCCATGTCCCCCCCGAAGAAAAGAATTGCATTTGCCCGATGCCAAAAACACCAGAAATTGGGTTATAAATTTGAGATTGAATAGGGACTGCCATTATGTATTTCCTTGTAAGTTAACACTTCTACCGTTAAAGGTTCCTTTGACTCCACTTACGGCATTACCTGTGCTATCAAAAGCCCCAGTTGCTGTGCTTGTGTATGAACTTCCTAATAAAGCTTGGCCATTAATAGCCACTTGACCCGTAGAGCCCGCCGATGCAGTTGTCAAAGCAACTCCAGCAAATACACCAGCAATTCCTACAGTAGATGAATTTGATATGGATGCAACTGGAACCAATGATGAAACAGTTGTACCTGCTACCACTGAGTATGCTGTAGAACTAGAGCTTCCACTAACAACTATGAATGCGGGATAATTGCTAGTATCTTTAAAAGTAATTAAACAATTGTTACCAGTAAGAGGCGTAACTCGTGGTTGGGATGCTAAACCAGTCACAATAGTAGCTATAGAGTATGTGTTATTAGAAAATAATGGGACCACACCATAACTAACACTTGAAAGTTGCCAAGGTATAGTTTGTCCAGTAGAAAATGTAAATTGCGCTGATAAACCACCAATAATACCCAAAGCAGTTCCTGAATAAGAAGTTGCAATAACTATATTGCCATTACCAGTCAAACCAATACCCATCATAGGATAGCTAGTTGGGTCACCTGCACCAGAGCCAGGAGGCCAAGAACTTAGTGCCCCTGTATAAAGAACATCATTGGGTCCACTATCATTAAACATCCCATATGATGGCGCTCCACTTGTATAACTAGTTACAACATATGCACCAGATTGAGTTGCACAAAGTTGTGGGTCTTGAACATAAGCACCCGTAGACCAATTACCAACTGTTACTGGCGCCCATGAACTTGTGCTTATTGGCACAAACGTACGAAAATAACCTTGACCACCAGAAAAATAAGCAAGCGCAAACCCACCAAAAGAATTACCTGCAATAGAAAAACCTGTAGGTGTCCCCGAAAAACCCAATGAATATATATTTGATAAGGCTGAGTTATAAACTCTTACAGCTCCATTTGTTCCATCGTTACTAAAAACAATAGCAAAGTTATCACCTTGCAATCCACAAATATCGAATTGATAATTAGTAGTAAAACTATATTGTGTGATTGTTGTAGTACCGCTTAATGCATAAGCCGAAGAATAAAGTTTTACAGTAATTACTGTTGAACTAGTGGCATAAGCCACAACAAAACCACCACCAGATAAAGCGCATACTTTTACAGCAAAAACAGAAGATGATAAAGCACTAGAAGCAACGGCAACCGTAATTATAAGTGAATTTGATGAACTGTAGACATTAGCCGAAACAACATTACCAGATGTAGTTTTGTACGCTATGACAAAACCACCGTTTGGTAATGAACAACTTGCAATAGAATCACAACTCGCACTATTAATAACAGTAGATCCACTTATGGTAGTTGGAGTGTTTGTTACTACTGATGACGATGATGATGTTGTGTAATACCCAACACCATTTGGATTTACTGAAGACTGAACAAGTGCCCCTACGGGTTGTCCAGTAACAGTAGATGCCGTTATTGTTGTTGAAGTAATTGGAACAATTTGATAAGTTGTTAAATTAATTTTTACAGAAAATTGCTGTATTGCTTGTTGTTGATAACTTGAAGAAGACCAATATGCATTTACAAAACCGCCTGACTCAACAAAACTTATTCGATTACTCTTAGGCACAAATGCACCAGGTATTAAATTAGGTATTGCTCCCGTGCTATTTGATCCACTAATACAAGTACCAGATGAGTTATAAACAGCATATTGCATATTTCCGAAAGAATCGGCCCAGATCAAAAAGATGTTATTTCCAGTAGTTACATAAACACCTATGTAATTACCAGAGTAAGAATATTGAGCAGAATTATTTGCTTGAGGAATACCAACAATTTCTGAACCTAATGTATTACCAGTTGGTAAAAATCTTAGTGCTGGATAAGCTGTCGTACCACTAGCTATATTGTAATAAGCAATAACAATGGTTGTTCCATCTGTCAATACGGATGCATCTGGGGAACATTGAAGAACAAAACTACCAGTTAAACTAAAAGTAGTGGCGGCAACTATTGTTGCTCCAGCAGAACTAAAGAGAGCGTATTGGTTTGCAGTATTACTTAAACGATCAACAATAAATATAGAACTGTCACTTCTTGAAGTAAAACCAAAAGAAAAAGCCGCGTTTGCACCCGATGCTGTTAATCCAGAACTTGTTACAGCAAATGCGCCTGTGCCAGTAGAGCCATAAGCTCTAAACCATATAACGTTAGTAGTAAATCTAGCCGCAATTGCAAAACCACCATTAGCTAAAGCGGTCATCTCAATAGCACAATAGCTATTTGATGTAGTAAAAGTGGTGTCTTGTGTTGCCGCTGTTACAACGCTTCCTGTATTGCTATAAATTGCATAGTTGACACAGCCTGATGTTCCACCAGCGCTGTTTGTCCACCCAACAGCAAAACCACCACCTGTTAAAGCAACAACACTAATTGCTGAATAAGATGCAGTATATATAGTTGATATTACGGTTGGGCTTACTACAACAGTGCCACTTGAGTTAACAATCCTAAAATATGGGCAATTTGCGTTTGCAGTAGCATTTGCATGGTTAATCCAAACTTGAACAAAATTTCCATTGGTCAAAAGAGAAGTAAATTTCCTATTTGAACCGCCACCAAAACCTGCTTGTAATTGAGTAAAACTAAACATGGGGGAAATACTTCCTCCATTACCATTTGGGTTGTATGGTGCTTGATAGTTAAAGTTAAAACTTACAGAGCTTGGTGCAGGCAAATTGGCAGGGTTTTTATAGTCACCATTTTGAAAGTACACAGGGTCACCAGCATTGAAGCCTGTGGCTGTATAAACTTCAGTAACGCTTGTTGAACCTGAGTTATTTGGGAGTTGTTGTATAGAACGTGTCATTTTTTAGCCCTCATATCCATAGACGTTGACGCTTATACCAGTGCTAGTTGCATAGGCTACGATTAATTTACCAGATGTGGCAACCAAACCACCACGCTCCAAGACGCTGTTGCCTGGTATCACCGTTTGGTACTCAAGATACTCACTAGCCGATGGCGTTGCAGATGCCGCAATAGCCAAGTTCACAGCAACAGGAAATCCTGAACTGTTTGTCATTGAGACGTTAAAAGTGGTAGGAGTAGCACCTGCCGTATATACGGTGGTGTTTGTTGCCGCCGCAAGGTTTGATTGACCTAGTGTTCCTGATGCCATGTTCGTTCCTTAAAATTGTCCAAAGAAGTACAACTTACCGTTTGATGTACCAAATGATGTTGGGTCTGTCCATGTGGGCGTTCCTGAGCCACCACTTGTTAAAAGATAGCCTATTGTGCTTGCGGTAGTAAACGCATATGCAGAGCCTGTGCCATACGCAATAGTGCCTGCCGTGGGTGTTGCAGTAGAGTTTGTACCACCTGATGATGTGCCAAGAGTGCCCGCAAGCGTAACCGCGCCTGTTGTTGATGTGCTAGGCGTTAAGCCACTTAAAGATGTTTGAAAAGAAGTTACTGAAGATGGTATAGACCCCCATGTTGGAGCCCCACCCGTATTTGCAGTCAACACTTGACCTGTTGTGCCATTTGTTAAATACGCTGTAGTGCCTGCTGATGACTGATATACAACCGTATATGCACCACCACCAGCCAAATTAGTAGCAGATGTAGCGGCGGGCGCTGATACCCAAGCAAATGCAGATCCATTCCATCCAAGCACCGTACCAGCCGTAGTTGGCGCGGTCGTAAACGCTGTTGTGCTTGAACCAGTCTGATAAGGTATTTGATATGCAGAACCACTTGCTAAGTTTGTAGCAACGGTTGCATTACCAACGGTAAAGGTTGCGGGATTAGAGTACTGTGGTGCAGTGGCGCCAGCAGTCAACAAGTAACCATTTGTACCAAGAGTCAGGTAGGCTGTAACACCAGTGGAGCTTTGGTAGACAACAGTACCCGTACCACCGCCTGGCAAGCTCCCCGACGCTGTAGACGCATTTGCAATGACCTTGACAGCACCAGTGTTGTCTTTGTAGTACATCTTGCCATCAGTAATATTGATAGCCAATTCACCAGACGCAAGATTAGCCGCCAACGGCTGTTGAGACGCAGTCGTGCTGTAGTAGAGTTGAATCGGCGTAAAGCCTGTTGCTGCCATTGTTACTCCTCAACTAATCCACCATACGGAATACCTGGGCCTGACAAATCATCCAGATTTGCATCAGGTCGAGGAAACCGCAACGTAATGCGCTCTGTTTGCCTTGCCGGCAAACGATATGGGTCTTTTTCATCAGCGCAACCCTCATCACAAACTCTTAACCCCGGGTAGTTGATGTCCGGTGATAAGCAATCATATGCTCGCTTCATTTTACACCTATCGCAGACCGCAATGGTTAGCGTAGTGTTGCCGCGAGTGTCAAGCCACTTGCTCATCGTGTGTACGGACTAATGTTAGGCGCAAAATAGATTGGGCTCTTATCCCTCTCTTCTTGCTCCGCCATGTTCCAATACTTTTCAGACTGGCTTTCCAAATACTGAATACGTGTCATATCCACGTTTGGAAGTTCCATAGACATTTGATGCGCCAACATGTTCTGAATGGCCAGATACCATCGCTGAGGGATTTCCAGCTCGCCATTGAGATCACCTACATCCTGAATTTGCCTATGGCACCATGCCACGATTTGAGGTGAAAACGTTGCAGGCACAGGCCAAACATACATTGCAGGTTGTGGAATGTTTCGATCAAACCAGTATTGCAATGGGTAATTATTTGTAAAGCTCTTATTTGGGAGGTTAACGTAGTCATCTCGATTCATACGAGCCATGGGGATTTCCATGGGGTTGCTACCAAAAACCACTTGATACACACCCATATTAGCCCCAGCAGTTTGCTGAATGCGCCAGTAGCCTGCATTAGAGCTATCAGGCAAATCATAGTATAACCATACATTGCTTGACCAATCTACGGCACCGGGAGAAAGAGCAGTTACCCAAGTTATGCCATCTTGTGAATACTGCAGCACAACTGTTACAGAGCCTGTAATTGCAGGCAAAATACCAATTGATGCAATGTAGACAGGCGATGCAGAAGTAGGTGCAATGCCAATCGATCCAGTGTTATTAGTTAACTGGCAAACGGAAGTGCCTATGCCATTAAATGCGTTAGATGCAGTACCAGAAGTAGAATATGCGTTGGTAGTATTTGTAGTTAACGTGCGATAGTTAGCATTCAAAATATCTACAGTACCAACTGGCAAATAAAATGTTTGCTGCTCTGGCTGCATACCCATAATATTTTTAACAATACACCAGTATTGAATACCACGGTTTGCCATGTTTGATAGCAAAAACCAAAGACTATCTTTTGCAGATAGTACCTGCTCGTCTGTAAGCTCTTCGGCTAGTTTACCAGCACGGCGAGCCCCATGGTCGATCATGTTTTGGACTGATATAACAGTTTGGCCAACAGTACCGCTTGTGCTCATGTTTTACCAGCCTTTAATTTTGCCACCTGTTGAGCAATGCCAACGATCTAAAGATGCAGCTTTACGAGTTGGACGACCCTTGTCATCTTTCATAGGCCCCGGCATGCCACTCATTCTAGCACAAAAACTATCATGTCGTGGACCCTTTGCTTGTGGGGCTTTAAGGTTACTACCGGTTGCGTTATTAAACTTGTCTCGACCCTTCTGAGTCAACCCTGCTCCGCGATTAGTGGGTAATTTTTCCCCTCTACTAACAGAAAGCACAGGATCTCCCCCTTTAGACATCTTTACTGTTTTTGCCGCTGCCTTAAAGTCTGCAGCCGTTGGCGCGCCTTTGCTACCAACTCTACGCATCTTTTCACCAGAGCCATGAGCAATTCTTTGCTGTTTTGCATGAATGTTGTCATATAAACCACCATTTTTAAACTTTTTACCCTCATCAGCCTTTGCAAACTCTTTGCCGACTTTTTGAGGCACACCACCAAAGCCGCCCTTTGTGTGAGCGGCAGCTACCATCAACCGATGTTGCGCAGGTGATTTACTTGGCATATTAAGCCTGAGCTTCTTTCCAAGACAAACGCGCTTGAATAGAACAAGCGCCTGTTGTAGTTGCAACAACATAAAGTATGTCTGGGCCGTCTGGGTACAAACCTGCTTGCGTAGTTGGCACAGTGTTATTTACACCACCACCTAAGATTGAGTTACCCAAGTCACGCACGTTACTCAAATCCAAAGTGTTGATGCCGATTGGAACGTAAGCCGCCGCCAATGACTCGCCACCTGTAATAGTTGCGGTTGTCCCTGTCGCTCCATTTACCGCAATCTGCGCCAATGAGGAAGTAAATCCACCAGCAAGTTGCTGAGGAGAAACAAAAGACGTCACAGCGCCAGTTCCAGAAAACGCCGCCGCAAGACGACCATTTAAAATCAAGTTAATTAAAACTTGTGAAGTAGATGCAATGATTGACACCGAGTCAAGTTGCAACTGCATACGGTTGATATTTTCTTTCAAACCAAGAGTGCTAGTTGTTCCGTTGTCTACAGAAGGCGCAATACGGATTGCCATTAAAGCGTAAGAGCCAGCAGTAGAGACCGTCAATGGAGTTGTCATTCCATAGTTGAAAATCAACGATTTATCATCGTTGAACTGACCATCCATAATGACTGATGAGCCCCAGTGCGAAATTGAAGGTACAGAGTCTTGGGTAGCGTACTCAACAGTGACAAACGCTGTTGCGCTATAGGTAAACGCAGTAGCCGCAGATCCCCCAGTAGCACCACGGGTGCATCCAGTAAGTGATGTTGAAGTTTTGCCCGTGTAGGTAACGTATTCAACAACACCAGCCGCGCCACTTCCAGTAATTTTTGCAGTGCCACTTGAATTAAATTGGCTAGTATCCGCTACGGGAATAGTAGTGTCACCAGTACCAATTGAAGAAGTCAAATAAGTAGTTGGCGTCAAGCCAGAAGACTCATAGTGCGCTGGCAAGTTACCAGAACGCATATACGCTTCGTATTGAAGGTTATTATTCTGTACTTGATGGCAATATGTTACCGCACCGCTTTGACCTCTGAAGCCCCAACGAATTGAGCCTGCACCGTACCAAGAGTAGTCGATGTAGAACATTTGCATACGCGACAGATCAAGGTTGTAACCCGATGGGCCTGTGCCATCCATAGGATCAAACCAAGTAGAACGTGGATACTTTGTGTCTGTTGTTACAGACATGATGTATCCGCCGTTTGGCGAGTTCGTTGAATTGTATGAGTTGCCACGATATTCAGGCGCAATAGTTAACGACGTATCGCTTGCAATAGCAATAACACGATATGACTGCCCACGGATTACGCAGAACTGACCAGGCGTCAACGCTGTTGTAAAGTTTGTACCAACACCAGTAACCGTTGCGTTGCCCTGCGTAACTTGAACGTATCCAGCAGTTTGAATAGTTGAATTACGAACCACTGCGTATAACTGTTGACCATCATATTGGAAGAAAATTCCGTTTTGCTGGTCAAAAATGCCAACTGAGTTTTGTGCGCCATACCAAATGGTTGGGTTTACTCGAATTGAGTTACCAGTCGCTGGAGTTGATGGCGGTGTGTTAATTACAGAAGTTGAATACTGAAATGTAGTCTTGGTAAAGCCGCCAGAACCAATTGTAAAAGTACCGTTGTATTGTGTTGGAGTTGCACCAGAAACTTGGATTGTTGTACCAACAGCCAAGTTATGGGGGGCAGAAGTTGTTACCGTTACAGTGGTTCCTGCAGCTGTCAAAACAGGTTGGAACAATGTTGGCTGAAGTGAAGAACCAGTTGAGAATTGGATACCTTTACCAGACTGATAGCGGAAATAACGACGTGTCTGACGAATTAACTGTTGGTTGGTAATTGTTCCTCCAGCAGAGAACGCAACACCGCCATCGTATGGACGAGACTCAACCCATCCAGCAGGACGCATATAGACGTTTCCTTGACCTGCGCTGTTTGTTGGGCTGGTTACTGCTACAGCAGTTGTGAAAGTAAAAGTGCTGGCAGTTGGCGTTGTAGCAACAATCCATGCGCCGTTTACGTTTGTATCTCCCGCAAAACCAATCATGTAAATGTAATCACCTACGTTCAAACCATGAGCATATGTGGTAGTGCAAAGTGGGGTAGTAGTTGCGCTTGCAGTAATGCAGTTTGAACCTACTTGAAATCCACAGTTGCTATAGAAATAACCGGGGTACACATACGTCTTACCGGGGTTAAATACGTTAGTCGTTGCTGTAGCGTTGGCATCAATTAAAAAGACAACAGAGGCATTTGTGTTTACAGTATTCACTAACCACCAACCATTCAAATTGGGGTTTGTTGCACCTTGAATAAAAATTGGAATACCTACTGTATATGCACTTGTGTCAGTCATATAAACCGTAACAGTACGGCTGGCATTTGTAGTTTGAATGCCTTTATTTGACGCGCTATTGTCAATAGTCGTATATACCTGTGGAATGTAATACGCGCCCTGACGATTGTTTTGTAGGTTAATTGATTCCCACTTAGTTGGCTGTTGACCATATTCAAAGTCGGTATCAATTAGTGCTTGAGGTTGCGATACGCGCAGTTTATCTACTGGATCGTATGCCGCAGAACGTGATGACGTCTGTGTGCGTAATTGATTATCTGTTTGGCTACTTGGGCCAGTGTACGTAACGAGTTGCGACATATTTCACCTATTCTGTTAAAAAGTAGGGGCACATAGCCCCTACAGTTTTAGCAATTTGCTTTACCACCACGCTTGTAGTTTTTGCCTTCTACTTCGGCAATACCACCAGTTTTATAGCCATTGGTGACACCACCTGTCTTATAGCCATTGATAACACCGCCGGTTTTTAAACCTTTATGCGCTTTACTGGCAGGCTTGCCTTCATGCGATGATAACTCTGATTTTATGCCTTTAATGGCTTTCATCTCAGCTTTCTGTGTGGCTTTAGTTTCACCACCTTCTTTGCGCATCACAGGCCCAGTCTCTGAACGCATAGGCATACCACCCATATACGCACCGCGTTTAGGCATTGCAGGCGCAACACCGCGACGAGCTGCAGTAGGTACACCTTTTTCAGAATCAGCCATCGGAAGAATACCTCCCATAGCTTTCTTTACAGAACCACCTTTTTTAAGCTTCAGAATAGCTGAAGGCTCAGTGGTTTTCATCTTTGGCATTAGTTTAAATTCACCCATGGTATTCTCCTATTAGGACACTAAGTTTTGGTTTACACCAACGGCGCCAAGACGTGTTGCATTTGGGCCTGCGGCAATAGCTGGAAGCATAATGCCGAGACATAAACGCTTAATACCGTTGGCGGCAGTGGATGGTTTAAAAGTCCCGCGTACGTCACCAGTGGTAGTAGTTGCTGGGTTTGTTGTATCGGCGACATTCAAAGTGCCTGTGTCAATAGCAAAACCAGAATCCCACCCAACGTGGCATAAATATGTGCCGTTAGTAATGCGCATAGGAATACCAAGGGTATAAGTTGTACCAACAGTAATTGTTGATGTAGTAGCCGCAGTACCAACAACGCTCAAAATTTGGTAAAAAGCTTTTTTGCCTTCTGTTGCGGTTGATGCAACCGTCCCAGAAACAATAACTTCACTCATGGATTGACCGTATTGATCCCAACCTGTAATAGTAATGCTTGAGCTAGTAGTTGTACCAGTTCCAGTTGTCACTACTAAAGTGCGTGGAGTGTCTAACTGAGTAACAGTTTGACCATCAGAACGAGTAACACGCTTGCCACCCAATGTGCTAGTTGTTAGCAATGTAAGTGCGCCTGCGGCGGCAGGGGTCTGTGATGCACAAATGTTTGCGGCGTTTGCAGTCAAAGGGACAACGTCAAACGTGTAGACACGACCCATTGGGCCAATGCCTAATGGCATCAATGAAGGGTCGCCTAGAATGGCTTGACCTTGTGTGTAGATGGTTGTGCTAGATGCGGTCTGAGATACGTTAACGGTGTATGTACCAGCACCACCTGTACCAGTACCGTAGCCAGTAATGTATGTACCAGCAGTTACGCCAGTACCGTTAACCCATTGACCAATAGCAATAGGATCACCTTGCAATACAGCAGTGATTGTCAAAGTGGTTGTTGCAATTGAGCCAGTAAAAGTACCGCTTGTAGGATACGAAGCTGTACCCATAGCGGTAGGAGCGGAACCTAAGAATAGGTCGTCTGAAAATTGAGGCATTTGATCTTCTCCTTGAAAAGCTTGATCAGATTTAAAAAAGGGGAGAGGTTTTAGCCCCTCCCCTACTTGGTGGCTTAAACGCCAGGTGTGCCGTACATGGCACGCCAATCAGTCCAACCTGGGATGTAACGTTCGGTAGCCTTATAGCGCATGCTATCAGTTTCGAAGTCACCTTCCATAGTCTTCTCTAAGCCGCGACGCATCAACAGCTTCATACCTTCTGGTGCATCGGTTTCAACCCACCAGTTAGTAGCAGAAGTCAAACGAGAAATTACCGAAGCGCCTTCAGGCAACAAACCAATTGATTTAATTGGGTTGATGTCGTTGTTAGCGGTTCCGGTACGTAAGACTGATTTCAACAATACTTCAGCTTGGAAAACGTTACCGGGGGCAACGACAAGTTTAGTAGGTTGTAAACGAATCTTCTTACCGTTGTTATCCACAGCCTGACGGATTTGGATAAGCATTTGCTCGAGTGACGTTTGTGATAAGTTAGCTGCAGTGCTTAGTTGATTAGACACTGTACCACTTACGATTGGGTGCGCTGTGCTAATTAGCGACACGCCATCACCACCAACATACGAGCTGTTGAAGGCGCGGTTCAAGATGTTAGCACACAGCAATTCTTTAGTTTCCACCAAAGATTGTGCCAAGTGCTTGGCATAAACTTGACCCAAACGGATGTGATCGCCATCTTCAACCAACACTTTGGTCAATGCAAAAGCAAGACCGAAGACTTGGTAGACATAGCGTTGTAAGAAGAGTACGCCACCTTGTTGATAGGTAACGGGTGAGCCATCAGGTAACTGAGGCGCTGCACCGAAACCATACAAGACGGGTTCTTCATGGTAGTTACGTGGAATGCCTGTTTGTTCACGGAAAACCGTGGACCATTCATCGGCACGTTGGTCATAGACTCCATCGAAAGCTTCGTTGAGAATTGGTTCAACAATACTTCTAAAGTCCGTACTGCGCATTGGAGCGGCCATTGCTTACTCCTTTCTATTAAACGATCGCAGTCACAGAACCGAAGTACTGAGAACGTGCATTGACAACGCGAACGATAACATAGGAGTCACCCCAGTTGTTATCAGGGTATGGTGCAATATCAACTACACGCATACTACCTTGTGAACCATCAGCCACAGCTGTAGATACACCTAAACCTGTCGTTGACAAGCCAGTTGTATTTGAGCCAGAAGTTACGGTAAAGCCAGTGTTTGCACTGAAGTTGTATTCGCCACCCAAAGAAGTTTGAGCAATAGTTGCGTCAGTTTGGATTTCATAAACGATGTTTGCATCGTTGTAGAAATAAGCGATACATGAACCGGTTGTATACGCAGTACTGGCAGGCCAGTAGTTACTTACACGACGACGGCCTGTTGTATCAGTCCATTCCACACCGGCAAAAGCACCGGACCAAGCGCCACTAGCAGCAGCGTTTGTAATAGTACCAGCGGCGACAGATGTGCCGGCAGTGCTATTGTAGCGCACAGGTGCGCCTTTTAAAATGTCTGTGGCATAACCAGAGACGATACCGCCAGCCAGCGCCTGAGCACGATCCAAACCAGAAGGATGGAACGCAGGACGTAAGCCGAACGGAGCAGATGTTGCACTCATAGAGGCTCCTTAAAAAAGAGGTGCTTTGACACTTCGATCAGATGATAGACTGGCATTTTCAACTTGCACCAATGAGCGCCCATGACTGTCGCGAGAAGCTTCAATCAATTGATCCTGTTGTACTTTAATTTTCTCTTGCTCATCCATAGGAGCATAGTGATGCATTTCGGCCATAATCTCTTGGAAAATTTCCTCAGGCATCTTATAGAGAACCATTTCGTTACAGGATACGAATCCCGCATGTTCGCCAGCTTTCACCTTGTATTGTTCAAAGCCTTCTAGATCTTCAGCTTTTACAGGTTCATAGCCCATGCGCATACGTTTATGGATAGGATCATATTGGTTAGTTGTAGATAACCAGCACAGGTGAAACCCCTTTATAGGGGGTGGAGTCGGAAGCGCTTCTTGAAGCCACTCCGAGCGGAACATTCTGCGACGTTCCTCGGAAGAAACCATATGTTCTTCAGGGCCGCGACGAGAGGCGTCTTCACGCGCACGAGATTCGCGACCAGCATTTACATTTTTCTTTAAACGGTCATCCATAATTAGCTCCTTTGATTACGATTGTTACGATCCCATGAACGGTAGTTGTCGATAGCTTTTTGACGCAGTTTTGGGTTATCCCACAAACCGCCTTCTTTCATCGCAGCAACGCGGTCGGGGCTGAGTATAAACTCGCCCGGCTTTGCGGATGGCATGCTATCACGTCCTGAGCTCGTCATCGTTGAACGGCGCCTTTCTGTTTGACCAGTGGGTGCATTATATACACGGCTTTTAGAATCCGGTAAATATTTTTGCATACGGCCATCGAGTTCTTCCCAGTAATCTTCAGAAACAGGATCAAAGCCTTCTTCATGAAGTTGCTTGTCAATCTTTTGCGCAATACTGGACTCAATGTTCTTACCTTGTGGGTCATACCAAGGATTACGTTCGACCCAGTCTGATGCCATTTTTTGCACAACTGGATCGGGTATATTCTGTTGTGATTGTTGAGTGCTACGAGTGGCAGTGTCTTTCATCATCTGCAAAGACTCAAGCTTACGGCGTGAGTCAAACCAGAGTTCTTGTGCCTTTGTTAACTCCGCACCATTACGTGAGTTCACTGACTCTTGCATCTTCATCTTGGCAAACTCAACCTGTACACTGGCATCTTCAATTGCCTTGTCTACACGTGCAAGCTCGGCACCTGATGTATGCTTCTCAACAATTGCAATGCGCTCAGCCAATGCTTGGTTCTGTTTACGCAAGGCAGAGATTAGATGATTAGACTCTCGAGCCTTTTCACGATGAAGATGCTTCTTAAGCTGGCGTTCTTCACGACGAGCGGCACGAATTGCCTCACGATCAGGGCTTACGCCTTGGTCTTCACCATCATCTACGTTTGACGCAGTTTCAGGTGTGTTATCACCTTCATCATGGTCGTCATCAATATCATTTGGCGATTGATCTGCAGAGAGTTGAACTACGGCAGAGCCGTCTTGGTTCTCATCAACATGCATTTCTGCCTTTTCAGTTGGTGTCATTGCAGTTTTCCTTTCAAAAACTTAGATAAACGCTTTAATGTCACGAGGATCACCCGTGACTTTGCCAATCAACTCATGGTCATTGAAAAACGTAAACAAGCATTTGCCTGCTATGCCTTTCTCATCCGTAAAGTCAATTTCCCAGCGATCGCCACCCCATTTAGGAACTCTCACGTATTCACCTACTTGAGCCCAAGCCCCTTCGGGCCATGGTTCCATGCTTTCACGTTTGCGAAAAGCCAAGGGTCCGATAGCAATCACTTTGCCGATCATGGTATTCCATTTCTCGGTCTCTTTAGTTTCCTCGGGAATGTAAATTCCTGAAGCAGTTACTTTATCTTTGACAGCACGAAGCTGCACAAGGATACGCGCACCATATGGTGCCATTAGTGGATCTACAGTTGGAAACGCTTCTGCAAGCGTTTGCTCGATATCATTCGACATCTTGGTCATCCTCATTTAGAAGTTGGTTGATAATATTCAAAGCTTCATCCAAGCCTTGGTAGTGCCCGACTAAGCGTTGATAAGACTCAAAATTGACTGAAGTTCCAGCTTGTAGAACTGTAGTAATTTGGGCCTGCTCAACTTTAATACGGGCGATGAGATCGCTGACGCGCATTAGCGTCCTCGACCAGATGACTTTTTAGGCATCGCAATAGCAATCATCAAGCCTGGGCCTTTTGCCATGCCACCTTTTTTCATGGTAGCAATCTTTGACTTGCCGGCATTAAAGTCAACACCAGTGTTTCGTTTGTCACCCATTGCAGGTAGGTTTGCTACTCCGCCTTCGGACATTACTTTACCACCCATGGCATACTTTTGAACTTTGCCGCCTTTTTTCATGACATTACCCTCGGTAATACCCATTGCCATTTTTTTATGCGCATTAATTGCTTCAGACATTTGTTTGTCCTCCAATGTTAGATTGCAGTTGATTTTGAGCATCGATGACCGTCTGCAGTTGCTCATGTTGCAGTTGGGCGGCGTCACGCGTAATCTCAGCCGACTTAATTCTTTCGTCCGTAAGGTTCTTCTCAGTAGCCTGTAGACTTTCACTTTGCATTTTTTGCGTTTCCAAAGTAGCATCAATTTGTAATTGCTGACCCTTAAGTTGCATTTCTGCTTGATCACGTGCTGCTCTGCGCTGTGTCTCAGCCATTTGTGTTTGTACCAAAGCTTGAACAGCGGGGTCTTGTGGTTGTTGCTGTTGCTTCATCTGCTGCAACTGCCCTATCATCTTCATGACCGTTTGTCCAATCTGCGCCATTTGTTCTTGACTGTCTTGATGAACGTGTTGTGATGCACCGGCAATAAGCTTTTGCGCTTCTTGAGTAATTGATGCTACTTTATAGATATCCAGAGGCTTCTTGAGGGCCACAGAGCCATACGTATCTATTTGGTTAAGGTACCATAAGTTCAAATGCTGTTTTACATGCTCAAGACACTGTGGTATGAATGTAGGCGCCATAATTGGGCTGGCGCCTAACAAAGGATCAAGTCCATAGCTAAGATGCGTAAGCATATGTGCAATATGATCCTGCGCGGGGTAAGCGCCTGCAGGTTTGCCTAAAGCCATGGACACATTCTCCAAAGCTGGGTTCATATCTTTCACATCTTGCGGGTCAGGGAGAACTTCATTGACGTCGGGAAGCTTGATTTGCTTAAGAATCCGTTTTTCCACAGCCAATCGATTATAGAGATCAGGATTGGCTTGTGCTCGTGTGGCAAGAGTCTGGATCTGTGCATAACGTTGTGACTCCGCGAATATATGTGGGTCTGAAACCGGTACAACGTCTGTATTGCTATCAAAATCTGTAGATACGATAGGAATATCACGGACAATCTCACCCTTGGCCTGCTCATCCAAGTACCAGCGGTTCAAACGGGCCAAAACTTTCAAAACTCGTGCTTGGCTAGTGTGCAATCGTGCATGGATTGAACTAAAGACCGCTGAGCCTTGCTCAATTAGTGCTTGTGTAGTACCAACCGGTGCATTGCTTGTGACGTCTGCAATCTTTTCTTCGGCAGTAGTGACCACACCTTTGGCTTGATCTGTAAGCCAGCCCAACATTTGGAACAAAATCGGTGAGGGCGGGTTAAACGGGATAGGCATTGCGATCTTGCGAACGTCATCCACACCCGGTGCGCCTTCAATCTCAGCAATCTGTGTTGGCTCGATGCTTGTGCTTTGCCCGCTGATCTTAGCACCTTTCAACTTGAGCATAGTTGGCGCATTATTGATATGCGCGCTGTCAAGCAAAGCACGAAGAGCACCGGTCAATGCTGCAGCCAAGCCCCCAATTAAGTGTGGAAGGCCAATAGCATATGCACCACGCCATGGAATGAACTTAAACTCGATGATATGATCGAGCTTAGCCATGGTGTCATCGCCCTTTTCCCAATTGCGATATACACCTACCACATCACGTGATGTTTCGTCAATCATTAGCACGTAAGGCGCACGATCTCCGCCTGAAAACTTATCATCATCCAAGTTCATCCATGTCTGGATGTGGTACACACGGCGGACGCCGTCAATGTTATCCTCAGAACTCTTCTTGCCTTCAATCTTATTGTTGGCTTTTTCTGACTTGGTCTCATCAGGCTCTTGAGATACCTTAAAAATCTCCACATCACGATACAAGTTTGTAGCCATACGAAGCTCAAACATCTCTTGCGTAATGTCTTGAACCTCAGTTACTCGTGAAGCAGTGTAGAAGTTACCCGCCGCAAAAGGCAGGTAAATGTTGTCAATGGGAACAAACTCGGCGCAAGGGCGTTTCTTATCCTCGTCCCACCAAAGTTTAAGGTATTGGGATCCACCTAACGGGAGTTGGGTGAGCATTTGTTCCTGCTCATCACGATACTCTTCAATTTGCTCGGTAAGTTGCCAATTCATGTAATCACGTTTACGCTCGGCTTTCTCAGTCTTAGCGTCTGTGACCTCACCAATGATCTTGGTTCTAACTGGCCCATCAGGTGGAAACAATTCTTTAATGGCTCGTGAGGCAAAGTCCACACAAGCCTCAGCCATAACAGGATGGACTACCTTACTGGCGCCTTGGAATTGTGCTCCACCCGGAGCGTCATGGCCTAAACCCGTACGACGAATGCCTTCTTCATACTGCTTATCACGTTCAGTACGGGCTTCCTTGTCTTTCTCAATAAGATCCAAATACTTGAGAGCCAGCTTATCCAGCTCCCAACTATCCATGGACTCGGATAAGTTCTCATAGAAATCAGGTGCTTGCTCTGGGCCTTCTAGATTCTTGTCTCTGACTATGGCCGAGCCGTCAGGCATTTCTTCAATATCTGAGTCGCCACCCGTTAACTCAAAGATTGACTCATTAGGCACGTCTTCTTGTTCATCTGACTGGGGTCCAACAAAGCGACCAAAGTCTTGAGGGATCGGCATTTCAGTTGCCATATTAACTCCGCATCATAAGAGCAGCACGCATTTGCGCTAGGCTCGGGGTTTCGTGTACTATACCACCGTTTGCGAACATCTCCATATGATGCTTGCGAATGTAGTTTCTCATCACCCATTCATCATCATCCCATGGTGTTTGTAGCTTACCATCAAAAGTACTTGCTTTTGGGACGTGTATGTCATCATCACGTTCAGCGTCTGGGTTGTCATCATTAAACTCTTTAGAGTCTACATGAAACTCAGGATGCTTGGACATCCATCTTTCCAACTTCATACGCTCAAAGTCATCTAATGGCGCATTATTCTCTTCGCCATACTCATCAATGTTCTCATTTACTGACCCACCGGCTTGGTACGTACGAATCAAGCCACCGTCCTTATGGCCTTCAGGTGGTGGTGTATCAGGTGGCGTATTGTCACGAATATATTCTTCAATGTTACGTGCCAACCACTCACGTTGCTCAGGTGAAAAGTCTTCCCAACTACCCATTGCATATGATCGTACGAGACTTACAATGTTCTGAAGCTCTTCAGGCGAATTTACATTAGTAAGCGATTCAAACATATTGTGCACAGCAAGTTGACCAGGCATGTCAGCTGTTAATGCTCGATCAGACATTGCATGCACCTCAGCCGAAATAGGCATATATGGTGCGGTGGCAGGCGCAGGGCGCACTGGCTGCGCAGGTTGCTCAAAGAAACGCTGCCCTTCAGGTGTAAGTGTAGCCCCCACACCATATCGTCTAACAATGTCAGCTACACGATTACGTTGCGCAGTTGTGAGCTCAGTAAACTCACCACCTATCTCATCATCTAAAATAAGTTGAGCATATGCTTCACCATCAGTAGGGTCAGGCAAAGGCGCGCCTTCTTCAATAGCATTGTCTATAACATCATTGAACGCTTCATACAAGACTCTGTCACGCTCAGAAATGGCATCGGGGTTACGCTGTCTGATTGCACGATCAATATCATCATTGTATCGATCTAATGTCTCTTCGTCTGTGCCTCTAAACTGCGGAGAATCTGGATCATTCACAACACTGCGCAATAATTCCAGGCCTCCTACACTTAGATTTGTATTATTTAAGATGCTATTAAGACGTGTAAGCGTTTGCCTGCCAGTTAAAGTGCCATTAAAAATATTATTGCGCCAATGTTGCTCAAGCGCAGTATTTGACCTAGGCAATGCTTGACCTTGTATGCCAAATACGTTATCAGGTGTCTGAGTATATTCATGTGGTATTGGGTGATTTTCACGTAACCGTCTTAGCACATGCAAGATGTCGTCATCGGACAAACTTTCTCTAAGTTGCTCTGCTATTGTTCTTTGTTGCTCATCAACCATGGTGTTTCTGACGTCATCATCAAGATCAGCAAACCTCTGGTCTGAACCTAGGTCATCTAGTAACTCATTAAAGTAGCTTTCGGCTGTGTTATATGCCATATTTAAGCTCATTGGCTGAGTTTGTCGACCACGCATCTCGTCAAGCATGTTCTGTAAACGGAATGCTACATCTTCTGAGAATGATGCTTGTTCTCTTGGTGATAGCATACGAATACGCTCATCATCAAACAAGCCTTCACGAAGTGCATGAATTGAGTCCTCAATACTTCGTATGTCAAAGCTATTGGCATCAATTCGTTCTTGCTCAAACAACTCTTGTGCCATGTCAATTGCACTTTGCATTGTGTAGCGTTGATTTGCTGGATGCGTTGCATCAGGCTCAAAGAAGTCATTAGGCAATTCACCAAGCGGTTCAAGACCTCGCTCAGGCGGTATAACGTTAAACCGTATATTGCCCATTGCCGTTTCAAGACGAGTGCGTGCCATCATGTTTTCAGCACTTGTAAGACCTGTTTGTTGCTCATCTAAACGTAATAGATTATGCAACTGACCACGTATTTCATTGTCTATTAAACTTGCAACTTCAGCCGTATTGTTTCCTGCATTTTCAAACTCGACTATTTGGTCTGCCAACACATTGCCATATTGTGCTAACCAAGCATCAACAGTTGGACTATCTGTGTTTGGTGTAAATGCTGTTTGAATTGCTGTTGTGATGCGTTCAGTTGTTTGACCACCTCGCTCAGGCGCTTGTGCAGGCAAGTTTGCACGTTGCACTTCAGGGGGTGGGCCACGTTCAAGCTCGTCACGTGCATATTCAAGCTCTGCAGCATACTCACCTAATGCGGCAACCATTTCTTGAGAGAGGTCTGAAGCGTTATTAACACGACGGTCCATTTCATTGCCAATGAAATCAATTATTCGA